TTTTTGCATAAAAACTTAAAGAATATTCAGAACCTGATACAACATTATGAGCAAATGAATCAGTTTCTATGGTAACCGTTCCAGAACTGGTAGGGGTTGCCGTAAGCGATGTAGTGCTAAAGTCTAAAGCTCCAGTTGCTGAAGTGCTTAACGTTGCATTAGAGGTACTGCACATCCATCCGCTAGTGTTTACTTCAAAACTTGGATTAGATATTAAGTTAACCCTATTTGATATTAAAACGATATCCGTTCTTCTAGCATCAACAAAATTAGTAGGTTCAGCGGAGTTTTCAAATTGAACGGCGTCAATATAATGAACTTCTCCGTTAGCACATCCTTCAATTCTTATATAAGGAATAGCAAACTTAGCGTTTGCTGGGGCAGAGGATGTAGAAAACGCAGGCCTAGTCCAGCCTCCTGTAGTGTTTAACCCACCGGATTCACCAGCAGTTCCTAACAAAGTTTCATTTGCGTCATACCATCTAATGTCAAGAACAACGTTTCTTGCAGTAGTCTTTGCTCTGCTATATGCAGATAAAGTGTATGACCTTCCGCTTTGAACAGGTATTCCTAAAGTTCTTACATCTAATGTTCCGCAAGCAATTTCAACATCTGCTGCGCTATTAGCTGTTACTTTTAAAAAGCCAGCTTGACCATTTGGGTAATTAGATGGGGAGGTAACTTCGCTATAAGGTGCTATAGACGGAGTTTCACTTTCTAAAGTTCCTTGAGCTAATGTAGCGTTAGATACGCTTCTCCAAAAACCTGTTGACTCCTTAAATGAAGACGAATTAACATCTAGCATGTAGTTAGTTATTGGGTTAATTCTGCAGTTATACCCAGAAAAAGCAGTAACATAAGTTTTTAGGCCTTGAACAGAACCCTTTTCTGAATAAATTTTAACGGCGTTTCTAAGAAGAATTCGTGCTTGTTGAAGCCCTACATAAGGTTCGTATTTTAATCCAAATTGATTTAGCATTGGAGGAACTAAACGACCGTCTAAGTTAAGAATGTCGTATCTTTCGCTTACGTTTTGAGCTGAAGTTTTAAATAAATCGTGTTCAATAGCAAAAATACTTAAAAAATTGTACAGGTCATCGTTTATAGAATCGTCATTATCAGATGCAGAAAATGTGTTCTTTATTTTAAAAATTGCTGGGAGATAGTCATAGAATTGTTCTTTAGTTCCGTAATTTTTTACCGAGACTCCAATAGATTCTCCAGCTTTAACCCAGGTGTTCTGTACAGTTTCTTTTACAAATATCGAATAATAATAAGTGTGACCTGGAATTAAACCAGAGTTTGAAGGAACCTGACCTCGGTCTAAATAAAACGTTACGTCGTCTGCAGGAATAGCTTCTACTAGTAAATCCCCATCATCAGGTGTCATTGGAAAACCAAATGGGTTTCTTAGTAAACGCAACGTGCTCCAAGAACCAGAAGGCTCAGTCCATCTTAATTCGATTTCGTTATAGTCTGTAGATGTGGCTATAAAAGGAGATGCGTCAAAATCTACTAAAGTGTTAGCACCATAGAAAGAAATTCCGTAAAAGTCAACGCCATAAATAGCCATTTAGTATTACCCAAATACCCAAGCTACTACAGACAAATTGTCTGTTGCTTCAGCAACGTTTGCAGCAAACACTGCTCCGTTTGGAGATACAGAAGCTACAACTGTTCCAGAAGAGTTTCTCCACTCTTGTAGGTTTGCGCTTTGACTTGCCGCTCCTCTAACAACAAGAGGTACGCTTGAAGCACTTGTACTTAACAAAATACC